ACATCTTTAATAGCGTTGAATGCGATGCGGCAAGGAATTTTATTTTCCTCAACCCAATCTAACATACGAATGAAGTTTTCGGTAGTCTGAAATTTCTTGGAAAGAACACGCTTGTTCTTTACGTCGCTCCATTCACCAGTAATGTTTGGGTTCTTAGAAGTCTCCAGATTCTCATCCCAAACATATGCAGCAGAGGGTTTACAGTTAGTCCCTTCAAAGACACTTAAGTCATAATCATAACCCTCATAGAAACCATACATTCCCAGGCGAACCCAATCAAACAGTTCTACAATATCCTTTTTAATAGGACGATCTGCACCAAAACGAGCTCCATTAGTACAGATACCAAGACTAAATCCCAAGTCTTTAGCATACTGAACAATCTCTTTAAAATGTGGATGAATACTTGGTTCACCCCCACCTGTGAATTCGACTCCAGTTACTCCAATCGCTTTGAAACTTTCAAGTGCCTGGAATACCTTTTCGGTAGGCATCTTTTCTGAAATGTCTCTGTTCGCGAAACAGCAGAAAGAACAAGTCAGATTACAAGCATTTGTAAGAGAAATATGTGCCATTACAGGAGATGCTTTTTTGCCTTCCTGAAGGTTTTGCAATTTTGGCAATTGCTTTAAAAGTTTAGTCAGATTACTACTGTAACTTCTACCCTGAACTTTATCATCTTCTTTTCTGAATGTCCCGTCTTCATTAAAGATTGGAGTTCCCTTATAAGGTACTGTAGTCATTTTAAAATGCTCATGATGATTTTTTGCCTGTGTTATTTATTATACGCTAGTCATCTCTTTCTACTAAGTCTTCATGCCAAATCAAATAAAACATCCTCTCAATAACATGAGCCTCTGCACAAGTTGGATCATACCCAGACTCTGGTTCATAGTATAGAGCACTTACCATTTTTTCGTATACATCTTTAGAATACTTTAAGATTACATCTTTAGGTACTGCAAAATTAGAAGCAGGTATAAATTCAATAGTGTTATTTTTTGGCGGATCAACAAAACACCAGTCAAGTAATTCATGATGATTAGAAAAATGTCTATCTTCTAAGTCATTATTACGAGAATAATCACACCATACAACTGGTTGAATCAATCTACCATCGTTAAGTGTCTCTAGAGGAGTGTAGTCAGTATGTCTCAAGTCTCCAACTAATACATTTTTATCAACCCAGATACTGAAAAATTCTGTAGCATTTAAAGACTGCAGAAATCTTTCTTCTGTTGTGTAATAGTTTTCTCCCCTTGAAAAAAGATTTCCCTTGATAAAGACACTCATGTCTGGGAGATCTTCGTAGTTTTCAATAATGAATCGAAGTATATCAAATTGGTTAGCTCCAACATTGGGAGATTTTATAACCTCACCAAGATGAGATAAATCTTTACTAACATCACTTTTATCGTAAATGACTGTATTATCTGGAGAGAATCCATGATCATACGTCATCTTCAACCATTCAAGATCCCAATTATAATTTGATACTACTAGAGTTTTTTCCATTTTTCAAAAAAGTTATTAAGATCAAGTTGAGATAAATCTTGCGATTGAGCATCTAGAAACATTTGATTATTATCTAGAAGCAGTTGTTCATTTACTTCAGAATAGTCGTCAACAAAAAGAACCTGGTAGTCTTTATACAATTCCTCTAGAAACGGAGTTCGTTTCATTACGGGTACACGCCGCATGTAGATTGTCTCCCAGTTTCTATGGCAATCAATAGCATTTCCTCTAGGACATAAAACAAACTTACACCTTCTCATATGTTCTAAGTAAGTTTCAAAATCAACTCTTCCACTATCCACCGTTGCCCAAGATTCGTCTATAAACTTTGTAGACAAACCCTTACGCTCTTCATGTGAGTTTTCATTTATACCAACATAGAGTAATCTAAATGATCTAGGATCTCTCTCATTCATGAAGTGATTGAGAATTTCAATTCGATCATCATTTGGATTCATGCGTCTCTGCACACCATATGGCGCAGGAATCACTTTACCACCAAAGGTAACAGCATTCACAGCAACAATACGAACTACATTATCAGGAATAAACTCATAAATGTAATCATCAATCGGAGTATCTTCAAGATTGGTGAAGATAATAAACTTCATGTCCTTGAAGTTTCTGCAGAGATTAAGAAGATTACTCTTTTGCATCATTGCCCTGACAGCAGGCCAATCTTCATCTTTAACATCCGCAATTTTTCTATGATATAAACGAATGTTATCAATGAACAAAGTCATATAATTTCTACTTCTCTCAATCTCAAAAACTTTACTGACAAACTCAAAGTTCATCAGATTAGCTTCCTTCATGAAATGCGTATATATGCCACTCCATTGTCCCGATTGATCGCCAAACGAGTAATCACAAAGTTCTGATAGTGCTACACCTTCAATTAATTCCATGGTTTAATAAATTCTGCGTACTTATCCTGATTATTCTGAATATACTCTGGATAACTTTCATCAATTGGAACAGGATGATACGATATTCCTCTACCTAAAGGATCAGATTTATTAATCACTCTTGAGGAAGATTCATTTTCTGTAAGTTGTTGACTATCAGCACCTGCAGTCATTTTCTGCCTGTACCTTTCAACCCCTCCAAAGTAACTCCAGTGCCACCCACCATCAAGAAGACGATGCGATTCCTCCCACATACTATCACGTAATTTGTCAACTGACAAATCCTTCATTTTACCCCATGTGCATACCCTAGATCCTCTCCAATCATCCTGGTAATGAGTATTAAGATCATAGTAAAATGCTCTCTGCATGGCAGCATATAAGTTATTGGGATCAAACCAATCAGTATTTTCAAGTATCAACGGATTAATTATTTCATCAGCATCACTAGTGATCACCATGTCATCATCTTCAACTCCAGCCTTTTCCAATGAGAACGCAGTGTAATTTCTTGCGTACATATCTCTTTGGTATCTATTAGGAATGTCAATATATCGCATACCACAATTAGGATCAATATCTTTATATGCAGTGTGATATTTTTGCTTTTCATAATATGCAGTGAAATCACTGGGAATATCATTCATTACATTATGAATAACCTTATCATTAAATTTAGAAAAACGATCTCTGTTCTCCCAATAATAAAGTGGTTTACTATCACCCATGGTTGTATACGGTGATTCTGTGATTACAAAATAATCAACAACATCATAAAGAATATTAAATCTAATTTCAAGAATTTCTAGTTCATTAAAGAATCTAAAGGAATCAAATATTTTCATCAATTTTTCCAATAGTCGTAAATGTCTTTCGTCACTTCGTAATCCATATCTTTAACTTTTCTATTAGGTTGCTTCATAGCCCAAACAAACATACTCTCAATTAGTTCATTGAGGTTTGTATTATCCTCAAATTTAAGAATAGTTTTTGCTTTAGTGTGATCACAATAAGCATGTTTTACTTCATGACGTGGTTCACCATGCTCAATGTTGACATGATAACCATACTTTGCAGCAATAGTCTGAACTGAAATAGCAACTTCATTCAGTGAGAAATGTTTATCAGCACCAATATTAAATGTCTCACCATCATGATCAGTTAAGAGTTTATCAAACGGTTCCATGTAATATTTGATATCTGAGAATGCTCTTGTTTGTTCTCCATCGCCATAAACGAGAATAGGTTGCCCATTCAGTGCCTTACGAATAAAGATACCAATCACATTACGATATCTGTCCCAGATATTTTGATAAACACCAAGAACATTATGAGGACGAACAATATTATATCTCAATCCAAATTGTTCATGTGCTAATTTCAAATCACACTCTACTGCATATTTCGCGATACCATATGGATCAATAGGTTGTGGACGTTTATCTTCGGTAAATGGTGGAGTTTGATCTCCATAGACTGCCATACTAGAGGTGAATATAACTTTCGTTTCATAGGTAATGCACTCGTTGATCAAATTAGCGGAAACGATAAGATTATTACGATAATTGTAATTACGAATAAAAGGAGAAAGTCCTTCAGCCGCATACGCCGCGAAATGAACGAGGACATCAGGTTGATGCTCTTTAAAAAGTTCAGCAACTTTTTTCCTCCTTTCTAGATTTAATTTTACAAACGTAAATTTCTCCCCTTTGGGTACAAACGCTTTGTACCCTCCAGAAAGATCATCAATACCTAATACCTCATGCCCAGAATTAAGAAGATGTCGCGCATAGTTTGAACCAAGCAAACCAGCACAACCAGTTACAAAAATTTTCATTCGTATCCATACTCCTTTTTCATTTCGTCGAATACTTTTCTGATACCCACATCAATTGTGGTTTGAGGAATCCACCAGTCAAGGATGTAAGTGTCTGGTGCGTTTCTCTTGTCAAGTTGAACGCTATCTTTAGCAAGTCCAGACTTGATGTTGATATCATGCTTTCCAATTAATCCAAAACATCCCTGGATGATATTAGCAACCTCTCTAATGGTGTTAGAGTGGAATGAGGTAATATGAAGAGGATCTTCAGGTTTGAAGTCAGTATAAGACTCCATGATAGTCTCCAGTGCCTCACAGCAGTCTTCAGCATAGAGGAACTGACGCTCTTCGGTACCATCTGTCAGCATCTCAAACTCCTTCTCTTCAAATCCTTTACGAATGAAGTCGGTGATGACATGTGCTTTGTCCATGTCTTTCTCAATGCCGTAGACATTCCAGAACTTGACAATCAGTCCTTTTAGAGTGCTAGTGTAAAGTTCACCAACACGTTTCAGCACACCATAAGGAGAGTAACTCATGTTACTCATCTGAGATGATGCAAAGACAAAACGCTTCTTATACTTACCAAGCAAATCAAAAATGTTTGCCATCATACGAGTATTGTTATTAACAAAGTCAAACGTATGCTGATACTTCTTCAGATATCTAGAACCACCCACATCAAAGGCAAGAACAAAAACAAAGTCTGCATTCTTGATTGCACGATCGAGATTATGATTCGGAATCTGAGTCAAATCTTCACCATGATGCCGAGCAATATCGAATGGCGTGACATCATGCCCCTTAGCAGAAAGGTGCTCAACGAGATAAGCACCAATTTGTCCACTTGAACCTAATACTGTAACTTTCATCGATTGGCAACCTGAATAGCAATCCAATTATATGTCTTTCTAATTCCTTCTTCAAGTGATTGAGAATAGTCCCAATCAAGTTTCTCACGAATGAGATCATTATTAGAATTACGTCCACGAACACCAAGAGGTGCGTCAAGTTTGTGACGCTTCTGGACAACCTTTCCAGAGACTCTAGCAGCAGTCTCTACGAGTTCATTGATGGTAACCATCTCTTCAGAACCAATATTGACAGGGCCAATGAAGTCGCTATCCATCAACCTTCTAGTTGCTTCAATGCATTCGTCAATGAACAGGAAGGAACGAGTTTGTAAGCCATCTCCCCACACCTCAATGGATCCACCGAGCGGCGCAAGTTCTGCGACTTTACGGCAGATTGCAGCTGGCGCTTTCTCTCTTCCACCCTCCCAGGTTCCTTCGGGGCCAAAGATATTGTGATACCTAGCAACCCTAACAGGAATATCATAATTACGATTAAACGCAAAATATAGTCTTTCAGAAAAGAGTTTTTCCCATCCATATTCTGAATCAGGGTTTGCAGGATATGCGGATTCTTCACGGCAATCAGGGTTATCAGGATCAAGTTGATTATGCTCTGGATACATGCAGGCAGATCCAGAATAGAAAATCCTTGTCTTATTTACTTCTGTCCTTTCGTTAAGTTTACGTTGCTCTTCAAGGACATTCAGATTAATAGATACAGAGTTATGCATAATGTCCGCATCGTTCTCACCAGTGAAAACGAAACCTGCGCCACCCATATCAGCAGCGAACTGATAGATCTCATCAAAAGATTCAATCAGTCTTTCTGGAACATTTTTAAAAAAGTTTCCATTATATCCTTTAAATTCAAGAACTCTTTTCACAAATGAAACATCCCTGAGATCACCAAGGATAAATTCATTTGCTCTAGTAGAAGAGAACTCAGGATGCTTTAGATCTACTCCGCGAACCCAGTAACCTTCTTCGCGGAGTCTTTTAACCATATGACTTCCAATAAAGCCACCTGCACCAAGTACCAGTGCAGTCTTATTATATTCAGACATGATGAAGACTTATACGTGTCTATTTAGATACTGTATCTTTGATGTAACAGGGAACACCTTCAGGATCCAACCACTTTGTATACTCAAAGTCATCCATAGCAGTAATCAATTGCATTTTATTGTCAAGCAAATACATATCACTGTATCGCTTAGTGTAGTGATGTGCTTTTTGAATACGATAGTCAGGATGTCCGTTCTCTAGGACGCCAGACTCAACGTAACGATAGGGGAAGCGTTCGAGAAGAACTTTCATTGGACTTCGATAGTTTCAAGATCAGTATACACGTATTCCATCAGGATGTCATAGTCATCCATGGGATCACCGGAAAAAACCACACCGCTGTTCTCATAATACTTGCGGACTTTTTTGAAAAGTTTTGGGTTCTTCACATCGAGAAAGAATTCTCCATTTGCTGCACTTCGGAGAGTCTGTACGTCCTTCTTGAATTTTGTAGTCAGTGTCATTTTGCTGTGTGTTGACGAGTCAAGTATAACTGACTTATGTATCCTTGTCAATAGGGGTTGCGAGGATCGAACTCGCCTTAGGCAAATTATGAGTTTGCTGCATTCACCAGATTGCTAAACCCCTTGGTAGGACTGCTGAGAATTGAACTCAGTTCACACCGTTATAAGCAGTGGGCCTTAACCAATAGGCGACAGTCCCTCAAATTAAGAACCTTCTTCGTGTTCTGTATACATTTTCAGAAGTTCATCATCCGCTGGCACAAAGACAGCTGCTGTACCATCTTCTTTAACAATACCAAGTCTCTCTCCATTCTCAACTCGTGCGAAGAGTTCGTCAAAATTTTCTTCCCATTCTTTTAAAGAAAAGATTTCCATTTATTAACTAAAGCGAAAAGTCCGTGAGAATAGAATCCCAGGACTATAGATCCCAGAATTGCACTTATAATTGTAGCAGTTTTATTATGTTTGTCAATTGCCTTATCAATCATTTCTTGGCACTGTTTTTCCGTAACATAATGCTCTGGTTTGATTTCATCCATTCTGTGACTCATCTTCGTCTAACTGGGACAACCTCTTCTCCCATGTTACTCCACCTTCCATACCAATGCAAGGGTTTATGCAGGTTTCATCTCCATAGTTATTACATACCAAACCTGCAAGATCTAATTCATTTCCCATCTTTCCAGTTCCACTCCAATAATGTTGCCCACCTATCCATGTAGCGCCACACTTTGGGCATATCTTAGTATCAACTGACAAAGATGTTTGTTCATCAGACATTCTTCTTTTGCTCCTTGAGTAATTGTTTTCTGTCTTTCATAAGTTGAGATCTAAGTTTTATCATCAAGAAGTATGATCTCAATTTAATAAAAGAGTACCTGACATTAAGATCAATATATGCAACAAGTCGCATGGTGGAATTATAACCACCTGTTAAAATTAATGCAACAAATATCAGGACAAGAAGATAAAAGAGAACCAATATTTTTATGCAGGTATAATTGTATATAGAAACAAAATATTCTCTGTAGAATGTAGCATGTTGATACAAAGACAAAAGTCAAGGAAAGTGAGGGATTTGAACCCTCGGAGGTGTTACCCTCTCCAGTTTTCAAGACTGGTGCAATAAACCACTCTGCCAACTTTCCGTTCGTTATCGTTCCAGTGTCTTATGACTCCAGATACAATAAAAGCGTTAGTAACCATGTAACTAACAAATATAATGGTGCGTATGCCAGCAACGTAATTATCGTAAGGAGCTGTTTTGTCATCACTGAAACTTCCGATGGCATACTTCCAAACTTCCCAAACTTTTTTCATTATTGATATTGAATATTTATTTTGTCGTTTTCAAAATCAATTGCTAAACTATACCTCGGTTTTTTCGCATTTGCAGGAGCGGTGTGTTCTAATCTAGAAGAAAAAATTATTGCAGAGTTTGTTGGACATTCTGGTTTGTAAACTATATCTTTAAATCTAAACCACGTTCCAAAACCTTCGGGATTATCTATCATATAACAAATACTATATTCAGAAAAAGATTCGGAGTGTGAGTGCCATGTTTCTTTTGCTATTTCTTTATCAAGATAAATTGCCCATGATTTATCAACTGGTGCATTTATTCCGCATTTATTTGCTACTTTTTCAATAATATTAAAAATATTTTGACTCTCTAAATGAAGATTTGCTTGAGTTTGCAATGCAGGGAAAGATTGAAGTTTCTGTAAAAGAGGTTTTGAATCATTAAGTAAGATTATTCTTTCATCTTCAGTTAAAATATTATGATAAATTTTTATAGATTCAAATGGATTATTATCTTTCTTCATAAGTCATTTTGCGAACCTTGCGCTTTCTTCTTTTTTCTTGATCTGCAAGATCTTGATTAGAGAGAACATTATTTGATAACTTTTTCTTATCAGAATTAATCATAACAATTTTGCTAAGATCCTGAGCAGAAACTTTATCACCTAACACAGTCATCATGTTAGGGCAACCACAGACTTGAGTTTTAGTATTACTACAAATTTCTGTGTTGCATTCTTTGCAACGTACAATAATCATTTTTCATAGTCCTCCTGATGGGAATGCTTGATGACGGGATCGAACCGCCGGCCGCCTCGGTGTAAACGAGATGCTCTACCGCTGAGCTAATCAAGCAAAACATTACATTTATCCGAGTGCTTGCTATGGGGCATTTAAACCCAACATTCTGACAGTTTGTAATGGAGCAAGAGAGTAACCAACTCTCAATCACAGTGTGGTTAGCACCGTCGCGGGCGAGCTCATTCCCCGTCGAACTCCTCCACCTGGACTCGAACCAGGGACAGGGTGATTAACAGTCACCTGCTCTACCAGCTGAGCTATAGAGGATTGTTTTTTTGTTCCTTCTTTAGTTTAAAATACAGTTTATGATACTTATCACACATTTTTCTGAGGACATCTCTGTCTTCTTCAAAACCAAGTTTCTTGGTGTGTTGATAAGAACCTTCTAACTCTGATATAAGTAGAAGAATTTCAACTGGTTTCATGTTCCTAAAAAAGGAAAGCGGAGTATCGGAATCGAACCGACGACATCTAACTTGGAAGGATAGCGTTCTACCTCTGAACTAACTCCGCGAGGCGTCTCAGGTAGGATTTGAACCTACGGCCGACTGCTTAGAAGGCAGTTGCTCTAATCCACTGAGCTACTGAGACAAAGGAGAAGACTCAGATCTCTGATTCAGAACTCCGAGTTGTGTCTTCGAGTACAATATAGTCCATTCCATCCATTTTGTCAAGATCGAACCACTCGTACCATTCATCCATCATTGCAAGTCTATCATAAATTTGATCAACGGATTCATTTTTTGCCATTTCTTCGATATGCGTAATTGCCCAGTTACGAGCCTGCATTACTACGTCCGTCGTTTCCATAGTAGTCTTTTCGGAAGTATCTGCTGAGGATGTTACTATTGTAGAACTTTGGAACTCCGTTGTCAAGGGATTCTGTAAGGACTCCGTTGACGAAGAGTTGTCTAGTTTCTTCAAAATTAGTTTTGCCCTTCGTCTTATGAACGCTGATAATAGTTCTGCTAAAATTTTGCTTACCGAATTTGTCAATGTCTTCTTTAAGTTCCGGACAAGAACCATAATACTTTTTCCAGTCAGATTCAGATTTTACTTTTCGTTTTTTACCTCTTGGAGTTCTAAACTGCCAGAAGTATTTTCTACCGATGTACTGTCGATCATTTGATAGATTAGTAATGAGGTAGACAAAACCGAAGTTATCGTCAATATTCTCAGATAAAAAAGGTGCTCCTTTAAAATACCAGGGATTCTCATAATCAATATCGATACTCATCAATGATATCAAGGATCTTGTTCAAATATTTATGAGCAAGATCTTTCTCTCCCTGCCAAACAGTAGACGGTTCCCCCTCTACCTCATTTTTCAGTTTTAAGACACGAATCTTAAATTCTTCTTTTTCAAGTTTATTCTTTGGCATCATAGGGAGAGTTATTCTCCCTATGTATAGCATTAATCAGAGTTGGAAACCACTGAATGTGTCCTTTTTAACATCTTGTTTGATACCACCTACAACATAAGACTCTACCTCTGTCTCTTGAGGAGCAACCTGAAGTCCTTTAGAAGAGATCCAATGTTGAGTCCATGGCAGAGGATTAGCAGAAGCAGCAATATCATATTGAGGAGACAGTCCAATCGATTTGAGACGACGGTTGGCAATCCACTCAACATACTGCTGTAGGAGTTTATCATTAAGTCCAATCATTGAACCGTCTTTAAAGAGATAGTCTGCCCAACGCTTTTCTTCATTGACAGCACGATCAAACATCTTATATGTCCATTCCTCCTCTTCCTTCATGATCTGCTTCATTTCTGGATCATCACCTGCTCTCCACTTGTTGAGGATATTTTGAGTGATTGCAAGGTGCTGGTTCTCATCTCTGGCGATAAGCGAGATAATCTTAGCGGATCCTTCCATAAGTTTAAGTTCGCCAAATGCAAAGCTGCAAGCGAAACTAACATAGAATCGAATTCCCTCTAGAATGTTTACGTTTGCAACTGCTCTATAAAGTTTACGCTTGATATCATTAATCTCCCATTGTGCTGTGGGAGAATCTCTGAACTCTTTACTCCACATATTACCAGTACCCCAAGTTTGAGCACTATTAATGAAGTCATCATATGCTTCTGTAACGCTACTAGCACGCTCTAGAATACGCTGATCAGTGACAATCTTATCGAATACCTCTGAGGGATCGGAATAGACGTTCTTGATGATATAAGTGTAAGAACGACTGTGGATCATTTCCATGAATCCCCAGACTTCCATACATGCTTCTAATTCAGGAAGAGAGCAATAAGGAATGAATGCCATTCCCGGGCCCCTACCCTGAATAGAATCAAGCATAATCTGATACTTCAGATTTGAAGTATAGATGTGCTTTTGTTCTGGACGAAGAGTTTGATAATCTCCGCGATCCTTCTGTAGAGATACTTCTTCTGGACGCCAAAAGTATCCAAGTTGTTGAGTAGTCAGTTTATCAAACACCGGATACTTGTAAGAGTCATACCTCTGGACTCCCAGAGGTTTTCCAAAAAACATAGGTTGCTTTTTGGTATCTACTTGTTCTGTATTGAAAACAGTCATCCCTTTGACTTCTGTTTTCTTGTCTTCTATTGATGAAACCTTAAACTGCACAGGATTCACACTCTCCCTCCTCGGCTTGTTCTAATTCTTCTAACAGGTTATTCAGTTTTTCTTTGTCTTCCTCTACTTCATCAGACTTTAGATCATTTGTGTTCTGGTAATAAGAGGTTTTCCAACCGTACTTATATGTAGTTAAAAAGTCTTGTGCCATGACGGACACTGGGACTTCATTATCATCATAATGCTCTGGATTGTAACTCCAGTTACCAGAAATTGCTTGATCAAAGAACTTTTGCATTACTGCGACAACATTAATGTAACCTTTGTTGTTAGGCATATCCCAGAGCAAAGTATAGTTGTTCTTCAGTGAGTTATACTGCGGAACAATCTGCTTAAGAGGCCCTTTCTTTGACTTCTTAACGGACAAGAAGTCACGAGGTGGTTCAATTCCATTAGTTGCGTTTGACACAACGGAACTGCTCTCCGAAGGCATCTGTGCGGACAGCGTGCTGTGCCGTAATCCGAATTCGTTGATAGATGCCCTAAGAGATTCCCAATCATGTTGAAGTTCTTGAGAAGAAATTTCATCTACGTCCTTTTTGTATGTATCAATAGGAAGAATTCCATCAGCGTACTTAGTGCGCCCAAAGTATTCACAATGTCCCTTCTCTTTAGCAATTTGATTAGAGGACTTCAAAAGGTAATACTGGAAAGACTCAGCAAGTCCATGAACAGCATCCCATGCCTCTTGATCACCATACTTATATCCAAGTTTTGCCAAATAATGTGCCAAACCAATAAAACCAATACCAAGTGATCTACGCGCCCTTGTAGCGATTTCTGCTGCCCTTACAGGATACTTCTGATAATCGATGAGTTCTTCTAGTCCTCGTACAGAAAGATCACAAAGGTTTTCAAGTTCCTCATCAGACTTGACTTTACCAACATTGATAGCAGAAAGAATACAAAGTGCAATCTCACCATACTCATCATCAATATGATTCAGAGGATATGTCGGAAGAGTGATCTCTTGACACAAGTTGGACATCTCAACCTTGTCTTTGAAGGATGAGTGAGAGTTACAATGATCGATGTTCATGATATAAACACGTCCAGTCTCTGCACGTTCTTTCAGAAGATCAAGAATCAATTTCTGAGCACCGATAACCTTTCTTGGAACAGACTCATCTGATTCATAACCCACATAGAGATCGTCAAATCTATCAGTACCAAAAGCATCATACAAACCCGGTACGTCATGCGGTGAGAATAAGCTAATTTCTCCATCCTGGATGAAACGCTCATAGAAAAGTTTTGAAATCTGGATGGAGTAGTCAAGTTTCCTTACGCGATTGTCCTCTGTACCTTTGTTGTTCTTAAGGACAATTATGTCTTCGATTTCTTGGTGCCAGATTGGGAAGTGGACAGTTGCTGAGCCACCACGAATTCCATTCTGTGTACAGCATCTGACAGTCGATTCAAACTTTTTAAGGAATGGTACAACACCTGTGTGTTGAACTTCTCCGCCTCTGATTTTACTGTTGATGCCACGGATTCGGCCTGCGTTGATACCGATGCCCGCCCTTTGT